TTCACCATCTTCTAGTAAAACAAATTCTAATGTGTTTGTTTGTTGTCTTAAATAATCTACTGCACCACTATAGGTAATTCTACCTGCCTCTAGGTATTGGTAATAGTGTTTAAGAAATTTAACAAACTTAGGATGTTCTGCTTGTACAAATCCAGGCACCTGCCCTTCGATTAAAGGGGAAAGTTTTGTTAGTAGTTTTGAATCATTCTTTGCCATTCATCTAATACGCCGAAGATGTTGAAGTAGATGAAGGTGTTGTTACAGTTGTAGTTGAAGTTGTGCCTGTTGAGGTTACTGTATAACCTAAACCTGTTGTAGCTTGTGCATCAACATTTCCACCTGTTGTTGTATTGACTGTATCAATTTCTAGTATCTGATTTCTTACAGGTACTATGTCATTTGAATTTGGAAGTGCTGTTACACGAATTTGTGTAGATGATAAACCATCCACATTTGATATTGCAGAAATTAATAACGAAGTTGTACTAATTACACCAGTAGTATAATTAACTGTTCCTGCTGTAGTATTAGAGTATGTTCTAACTGCATCTGTAGATAAAGAATAAATTCTTAAATTACCAGAACCATCATCATCAAAAAAGTATTCTGTGTCTATACTATTATCTAAATAAAATCCTGTTGAAGAAATAATTCCACCAGCTGCTGTGTTGTAACCTGTATATGGATTATAGAAATCATTGTTATAATTAATTGTATAGGAAGTTGATGCTACAACTGGTGTAAAAAATTTACCCATAGTAACTGTAGTTGTATTATTTAAAATAGATGTATCACTATCATCAATCAATCCTGTTAGTTTAGAATGTCTAAACGAACTATTAAATTCTTGCAATTCATTTGTATTATAATTTTCAATCGTTGTAGAAATTAAAGATGCCAATTCATCTTTAGTAGATGTTGTTGCACTTGAATCATAATTAAATGTAGTGTTTAAAATTAAGTAAGTTGTTTCTGGGTCTACAATCACTGGTGTAATTGAAGCAACTTTAAATGGACTGAATGCAGATACCAAGTTACTTTTTTGTACAGTCGTTAAGTTTGCACCAGTTGTAGGTTTAATTGAAATAAACACTTTACCATATTCTGGGTTACTTGATACTCCTGTGCTTGTATCGTAACTACCATCTTCTCCACCCCAAACAGAAACCGCCTGAGTGTTTGCAAATAGTTTTTTAGTAAATGTTTTATAATCATCTACTGTTACACATCTTCCTTGAGCTGCATAATCTAGTGGTGCTTGTAACTTAATTGATTCTATAGTTTCTACCTCTGAACCACCAGTTGCACTTGCAACAGTTGTAACTGTAATTGAAGTTGCACCATCAATACTTGATGGCGAACTAAATGTGTCTGCTCCATTAGCTAAAGTTTTATTTGTAACTACATATTGTAGTACAACAATGTTACCATCTGAAATTGATTTACTTATTACACCATCACCAAAGTAAACTTGATATAAACCACTATCAGTTTCTTGTAAATAATAAACAGTACTATTTGAAGATAGTTGTGTTATGTCTGTTGCCTTAGTGTAAGTTGTAGTTGATGTATCAGATGTTGATGTTTGTACCTTAACTATTAAAGTTGATGTATCACTATTAGCATTACTTAATGTAAATTTTTGGTCTACATTAGAAGTGTTCACTGTATATCTTGTTGTAATATAACTACCCTCATAAACTTTTATACTGTCAAAGGGAACTTCATTGCCTGTGTTACTTGAAGTAATATCTGCAATCGTAACAAATCTATAATTTGTACCATCAACACTTGTTGTAAAAGCTGTGCCAGCTGGCATTGTTTTTGAATTATCAGCTGTAGATAAATTTACATTGAGTGTTGCATAAGCTGCTCTTGCTGATGTTGTTTCATATCCTAATGTCTTAGCATGAGATACTACACTTGAACGAAGTGATGCACTGTCTAAGAACATTTCGTTTGCCAACATGTTAGCATTAAATCCTAGATAGTGAGTATTGTATGCAAGAGTATCTAAGAGAATGTTTATACCAGAACCTTCAAAGTCATAGTCTTTAAATTCTTGTTGTGCTTTTAAAAATGTTTTTAGATTTGATTTTATCGCATCAAAATCTAATTCGGTTACTCTTAATCTTTTATCGTTTGATGCCATTATCTTAATCTCTCTAACATGACTGATAAGTCTACCAATTCTGTGGGTGCGTTAACTACATAAAATTCTATTGATACATTATAAATATTTCTATCAAAGTCTGGTAATGCTCTAACTGATACTAATCTTGCTCTAGGTTCAAAATTTTCTATAACATCTTCTATCTTTCTTGCCAGTACAGCAGCGACCATTGGTGTCATATTTTCAAATAACATCTCACGAATCCCACCAGATATTTCTGGGTGGAATGGTTTTTCAAATGCATCTAAATTAATAAGATTTCTTAATGACCTTTTAACTGCTTGTATATCAGTTACTTTGTTAACATCAGAACCTACTACTCTCTTACCAAAGAATAAATCTAAATCAGAGTATTGTCTGACATTACGACTAATGTTGTTTTGAGCTTGTGCATCTTTGTATGCCGACATATATAATCTCTAGTTATTTAATTATTATTTATAAGGGATTATCTTAATATATTAAGTTAATCGAAGTTTTTTATATCTTGCATCATAGATTTCATATTCATCATCACTGTCATCTAGTTTCCAATTCCAATCACCCATATCTCTTGCATTTAAGAAAGCTTCTTCCTCATCAATGCCATCTTTAATATCCTTATCATAGGTATCACTTTGAAAATATGTTAGTGTTTTACTTTTACCAATACGATATTTAGTTTTAACCTCTCCACCATCTCCCCTTTCAGTTCGACCATTTACTCTATCTTCAAGGTAGTTAATTTTATTATCACTCAAAGTTTGTAATGTTTTTTCTATACCATCTGTGTCTATATATGTGCCTGGTATGAGTGTTCTTTTCCTAATATCTTCAGCTAAATTTTTCTTTCTTGTTGCTAGTATTGATGGTGGAACATCAGTAGATACAGCAGGACCACCAGTATCACTTACCCTTATCAATCTTCCAGTTGATGTATCTGTAACAGTTTTAGGACTTGTTGTTGTTATGGTTTCTGTAGTAGTTGTGGTTTCTTCAGAAGTGGTTGTAACCAATGTCATCCCAGACACTTCATTTGTAATTACTTCTACTTCTTTAGTTGTTAATGTTACTGTATCTTTAGAAGTTTTGCTTATTGTTTCTGCAACAGATTCTTTAGATGGTAAACTAACATTAGCTGGTAACTCAATAGGAATAGTTAACCCATCTGGTATTTGAAGGTTTGGAACTAGGTCGCCGACATCTCCTACACCTGACTGTATTTCTGTAGCAAGAGAATCAATATCCAATCCTTTGTCTGCCATTGCTGTACCAAATTTATTAGTGATTCCTAAAACTTGTGATTTATATTGTTCTACACCAGCTGGTGTATTTAAATCTAAATTAACTAGTGTTGCAAATTCAGATTGCATATTTGCATTTGGAATAGTAGGTAGTTCAGGTATCATGCTTGATAATGATGATTTTAAATCTGCAACTTTATCCTTTACTGCATTTAAAATATTTGTGGCATCTCCACCATGTTCAGCTAGAAGTGAATCTTTTAATGCAAGAGCATCAGTAAGAGTTTTATTTAATAACTCATTTGCTCCTTCAATATCTGCTCTTGTAAAATCTGCCATATTAATCTCCTATGCTGTTCTTCTCCACATATATGCTGTGATATATGGTTGTACAATGTCGTGACTATGAGCTGCACCACCACCAGTTGATGATGTTGGATGGGTCGAGGTGCCTGAAGTATTACCCTCTGATAAATTATCATTATCAGTATCATTTGTACTCATTGTAACATTGTGAGTATGAGCTGGTAATTCAGCAATTGTTAATGCGTGAGAATCTGTTTTTGCACCACCTGTTTCTCGTACTGAATCAAAATCAGTATCGGTTGAATCAACACCTACTATAACTCTACCACTTCCAAATGCTGACCATGTTCCAAAACCTAATAGTGTGCCTGGATTTGTTGCAACACCAGCATTGGTGTAAATAGAACCTACTGGATAAATTGTTTCTAACACATGTAATCGTAAACCTTTATCACCACCAGTTAGTTTTAAATTTAAATTATTTGAATCAGTTACTTCAAGATTTATCTTAGTAGAATCTGTTCCATCAATTTTTATATCTGCCATTGTTTTCTCCTATGCATTAGGTGCCGATGTTATGTTAGCAGCAAGACCTTCTGTATCAGTATGTGTATGAGTTGTAAGTGCAATAGTATTAGCAGTAACTTCTTGGGTAGTTGTAATTGTACTACCACTACCAGAAAGATTTATAGTGCCTGATGAACCTGTAAAGCTAATCGCACTTGAATCACCAATGAATGTCATTGTTCCTACTGCCTCTGATTTAATATCTAGATTTGTTGCAGCTTTAAGTGTCAAGGTTGTACCAGAAGATATAGAAGTGCTAGCAACACTAAATGCAGTTATGTTATTGAATGATAATAAACCTATATCTTTTGATGATGTTAGAGTATAACTATCAGCTGTGGTTATATCATAAGTACCACCAATCGTTCTTGTTTCTTTTCCACCAATTGTAATATCGCAATCTTTTGCTGTTCCTGATTCTGTAGAACCTATTGCACCTGATACTGAATTAGAAATATTGAATCCATGATTACCTTTTATTTCTTCTTCTAGATTACCACCAGTTTCTCCAGCACCAATCTTCACTTGTTCTGAAGCACCAACCTTTCTAGTAAAGTTACCACCGACTTCTAATATATAATCTCCCTCTATTAATTCTCTCTTAGTTCCGCTACAAGTTAAATTGATATCTCCTCTTACATAGATATTAGATTTGCCAGCAATCAATTCATAGTTGTCACCTACAACCTTAACTGTCTTTGTACCATCAGCAATTATTTCTTCGTAAGTTCCAGAGGTGTGTTGTGTATTTAATCTTTCACCATCTGGTGTATCATCTACTTCTTTTATGTGACCTGATTCTGATTCGTGTACATGATTGAAAGGATAGACACCTGTAGTTGTTGTTCCTCTCGGATTAGGTTCATCAAAACTTCCTGCCGTTTCTACTTTGCTTGTAGTGGATACTGTTGAAATATGTGGCTTAGTTGCTGTGGGTATATTTTTAAATTGTATCTCTCTACGATTGATAAGTGACTTATGAGTTTCGGCATCTTTTTTACCCCTTGCAAGTCTTGATACATCTGATTCATTTAAACCATGACCTGAATGCATAATGGATTGAGATGGGTATTCACCCTCTGGGTCATTAAAACCTTTTGTGATATCTGATTCGGATTGTGGAACGCCTGGCAAAGAACCGATAATGAGTGGTTGTTGTCTTTCGTTTGCATCTCTAAAGAATCCGATTACCCAACTTCCCTCTGTTAAAAAACTAGGTGTGTTTCCCATACCTTGCATGGATGGGTCGGTAACTGGATGCATAACATGTGCCCACGGCAAATCTTCCGTAGGAATGTTATTTAAATTTTCTGTGTGGAATCCTAAACATCTAACTTGTACTCTACCTAGTTGAGCAGGGTCATTACGATTTTCTACTACACCAGTAAACCATACAAAGCCATCGAGGCCCATAAAATAGTTTTCATTCATGTAAAGTATTTATACTAACTATTACGATAGTCTAGATAGATATTTCCAGCAAGAACAATTCTTTCCCCAATCATGTCGATTGCCTTTGGCACTTCGTGTATGACTTGGCCAGGAAACATAATCAGTTCATCTGTCTTAGGAAAGACTTTAAGTTTTGCTTCTTTGAAATATAGGGGTGGGGCATTGTAAGGTACTTCAATAT